CGTTGTTGCCGTAGCCGGTGCGCGCCAGGAGCTGGCGGATCGCCTTGCCCTCTGCCGTGTTGGCCGGCCGGACACGGTCGAGCGCTAACGTGGCCAGGCGCTGAGTCTCGGCCAGGTTGTCGCCGCCGTATTTCGGGTGCTTGCTTGTTTCCTCTCGGAACGCTGCGCTCTGCGTGGCCAGTGAATCGGCATACTCGTCGATGTGCGCCTGCGCCTGTTCGTTCGTCAGGCCCTTGGCTCGGGCCGTCTTCTCGAAGTTCTTCAGGTCGTTGTCGTCGAGCCACTGGTCGGCACCGTCAGGGATCGCCAGCTCATACTTCTCGGGGGCCTTTGACTCGGCTGCCGCCGCGCCGTCCTTGCCGCCGGTTTCTGACTGCTTCCCGTCCTTGCCCTCGTCCTTTTTGCCGGTCGCTGCTGCAGCGGCGCCGGCTGCCGGTTTCTCCTCGCCTGCCGGCTTGGTGTCGCCTGCGGGCTTCGTGTCTGCGGCTGCTGCTCCACCTTTACCGGCTTCGCTTGACGCTGCGCCGGCTGCGGGTTGATCAACCATTGCTCTCTCCCTCTGCTTGGGCCTGGTCACTAATGTGGCCGGCCTTGATTTCCGACTCGTCGGCGCGTCGCTGTGCGGTGCCTTCCTGGTCCATCAACAGCACCAGGTCCTCGTCGACCTCCACGCACAGCGCGCGTATTTCCAGTCCGTAGCTGCGGCGCCCCTCCTTGAAATACATCATCGAACCGTTGGGATCGAAGCTGCTGCGCAACAGGCCAGAGTCGTCGATGATGGTGCGCAGCACCAGGCGCCCCTCCTTCGTCGACAGCATGACCTTGAGCGCGACGGCCAGGCGGGCGAACCGGCGGGCCTCCAAGCGCTCGGCGCGCTTGACCTGCTTCGGGTCGGCCGCGTTCTTGACGACGGGCAGCAGCGCCATCTACTGGACCTGCTGCGGCTGTTGCGCCGGCTGGCTGGCGGCAGCTCCTGACACGATGCGCTGCAGCACGCTGTCACCAGACACGGGCGCCTGGCTCGCGTTGCGCGCGGCCTGGGCGAGCTTCGCGGCCTGGTCGGCTTCCGCCTGGGCCTGCATCGCCTGGCGCTCCTGGTTGATCAGCGCATTGGCGTCGTCGTTCGAGCGGATGATGCGCGGGTCGACGCCGAGCATTTCGCCGTAGTTGTCGACGACGCGGTTCGTGTCGACCTTGTAGCGGACGTCGGGGAACAGTTCCGCCATGCCGCCGACCGACTGCATGAACCGATCTTGTCCGACGACGCCGATCAGCTTTTGCGCCTGCGCCAGGATGCTGATGTATTCCGGCCGGACGTTCACGCCGACCAGCTCCTCGGGCGGTTCCGGCAACAGGCCGGCCTGCAGCATCACGTCGAACACGCGATCGACAATCGGGTCGAGCAGCTCGTCATTCGTCCGTTCGAGCACAGGGCCGAGCGCCAGCAGCTTCTCCTCGTGGCGCTCGTCAATCTCGCGCGCCGTCGGACGGTCAGCGCCCAGGCGATCGTCGGACCTGGCCAGCATCAGGAACAGGTCTTCAAAGAACGCGCGCTGGATGGTGTAGCGCACGTCCTGAATGTCCGCCGTCAGGTGCTGCAGCCCTTCCAGGCGTATCTCGTGAATCGGGCGCAGCGACTGCTGGCCCTCGCGCACGTCGACGTAGGTGATGTCGCCGGCCAGCAGCGACGTCTTCTGCTGGCGAAGCGACGACGGGCCGGACAGGGGCGGGTCGACGGCCTTGTGCAGGAGCTGCCCTTTGCGGCGCTGCTCGATCTGCAGTTGCTTGATGTCGCCGAGCGCCGTCATGCCGGGGCTGTCGGTGCCGTAGCTGTCTTCGCCCGTGATGTCCCATCGCGGCACCATCAGCGGGAACGTGCGGAACCCGCTTTCCTTCAGGAACACAGGTTGCGCCGCCTCTGTCTCGAAGTAGCAGCTACCCCAGGGTAGATACTTCGCCGCCAGCTTCTCGCGGTCGGCGTAGTCGTTGGGCTGCACGATCCAGGTGATGCGGACGGCGTCTTCGTAGTTGCCCTTGTCCCAGGCGTCCTTGATGACCTTACTGATGTTCGACCAGTCGATCGATCGCCCGTCCTCCTGCACGCCGAACTGTTTCACGACCTGGCGCACGGTCAGCTCATACTCGCGGCAGAACGTCGTCGCCAGGCCGCGCTCGTCCTGGCCGATGGCGAAGCTGCCGATCGGGTAGCTGTAGCAGCGGAACAGGTCTTTCGAGTCAGGGACGATCGACATGGCGGCCGTGCCGAAGATCCCGATGTCCAGGTAGGCGAGCGGCAGCACGTTGTAAAGGTTCGACGTGCCGAACAGCGTCATCATCCGGATAGTGACTTCGTGCAGCCACGCCTTGACCGGGCCGAACTCGGCCAGGCTCGGGTCGGGTGTCGTCAGTTTCATCCAGGGGCGGGCGGGCGACGTCAGGCCGGCATGCAGCCCGCTGGCGAGGGTGCGCGCAGCGAACCGGCCAGTCGAGTCGATGATGTTCTGGTTGCGGCGGTCGCCCTTGTTCCGGTCGCTGGCCCAGAACCGCGTCCGACGCGGCATCAGGAAATCCGCCAGCTCCCGCCAGTGGGCATCGAAGCTGCTGCGGTCAGCCCAGAGCTTCGAGCGCAGCGTGCCGTAGCGCTTGCGCTTCTCCGTCGGGTCGAGGAAATCGTAGACGTCTTTGGCCATCAGTAGCCGAGCAGCGTTTTAGGCTGCAGACTGGCGGTCGGGGCGGTGATGTTCGACTTGCTGGCCAGGGTGCTGCCGGCGGCAGCTCGCTTGCGCTGGCGCTCGGCGGCCGACTTCGCGCCGCCCTGCGCGGCCGACAGCGCGGCCAGGGTCGACGGTGGCGCGTTCTTCTCGGCTTCGCGCTTCGCGTATTCCTGGCGGGTGACGGCCTCGCCGATGATGGGCGCGTTGTTGACGTTCTTCCGTCCGAGCCCGGACGCGCCGCCCATGTCGTAGCCGTCGGCGCCTTTCTGCCGATCGGGATTGCCCAGGGTGCCAGTCGTCGGATTGCTGCCGCCGAAGAACGCCATCAGTTACAGCACCTTTCGATACGCGACTTCGATCGCCTGGTAGCCGGCCCGTTCGTAGAACTTGCCGACCGTTGACGGGATTGGCGCGACCATCTTAATGGATCGCAGCCCGCGCGTAGTAGCCCAAAGTTCTGCCGCCCCCATAAGTTGGGGTCCGACGCGCAGCCCGTTGCGCCGGTCAGGCTCGACCCACCAGGTGATTTCGTCGGCGAAGACTTCGCCCGTGATCAGGTTGACGTTCTGACAGATGGCCAGGCCGGCGTAGGGGATGTCGTCTTCGTCGACGGCGACAAAGATGGCCGCGCGCTCGCCCATGTCGAACAGCAGATCGACGACCAGGCCACACTGCGCCGGGATGTCGACGCCGTCGAACAGCGTCCGGTAGGGTTCCGTCGTGCTGGCGAAGTGGGTCGCCAGGCGCACCAGCTCGTGGTGGTCGCCTGGCGTGGCCCTGCGGATGTTCAAGGCTGCGCGTCGATCGTCATGCGCCCGCCAAACGCTTGCGTATGCCCGACACGCGCCGCCTTCGATGCGGTCAGGATCGCCTGCAGCATCGCGACGACCGTCGGCGGGATGCCGCCGCCTGGGATGGCCGCGATCTGGTCACTCAGCGCCTTGAGCATTTGCTCCTGGTGGTCGAACTGATTCGACATCATCACCGTCAGGTGATTGATGGCCGTCGTGTTGCCCTCGGTGTTGCGCTCGATGCGATCGAGCTGCGCCTGCACGTCAGGGTCAGTCGGCGGGTCGACGGGCGGATCGACCGGCGGGTCGACGACTTCACCGTCAAAGGGCATATACCACTGGCCCGGCGTGCTGCCGGGGAAGTCTTCCGTCAGGATGCCGTCGTCGTTCCAGATCGGATCGTTCGTGGTCGGGATGTCCGTGGCGATCTTGTAGAGCTGCGACGACGGGTCGCACACCCTGCCGACCTTGACCGTCTCGCCATTATGCTGGATCGTGTTCTCGCCGCCCTTCTTCAGATAGCCCCATTTCTCGCCAGGGAACTCCAGCGCCAGGCGGGCGAGCACTCGCTGCTCGAAGGCGAACACGCTTTCCAGGCTGCCGCTGACCGGCGGGTTCTTCGCATGCTCGTCCTGCACGATGTTCAGGTGATTCACTTTCATGTGTCTGCCCCTTGCGCGCTTCTCGGCTTTCAGCCTGGCGCGACGTTCTGCTTTCGTTTCCGCCCGCCGGATGGTCGTTGTCTCGATGCCGCCTGCTCGGCGTGTGTCGAGAGTGTAGCGCGTGCCGTCCTTGGCCGTCGCCCTGGTCGGCGGCCGATCGAGCTGCTGGCAGATCCTCAGTATCGCGGCCGGCGGCGTGGTTTCTTCTTTTTCGCCATTCGTCCCTCCCTTCATCAGCGCACCTGAAACGGATCGCCGTCCTGCAGCACGCGCTCGGCCTCCCGCGCGCTCATGCTCTGCTCGTAGACGTTCGCCTGGGCGTAGGGGTCGCCATCCTGGGCGACGCGATTGCGGCCGGCCAGGCGCGACATCATCTCGCCAGGCACGTCCGGCAGCGCGTAGGTCTGCATGTAGGCGTCGGCCATGTCAGGGCTGTAGGTCAGTCGCGCCTTGATCTGGTCCTTCTCCTCCAGCACGAACACGCCGTTCACGAACGTGTAGGTCGGCTCCGTGAACTCCGGAATCATCGACGGGATCGGCGGCAGCGCAGCGCCGGCCTTGATGGCCTCAGCGCCGAGCATCCAGAACTCAGCCCGCCGGTTGCGATACCGGGGGTCGAGCGCTTTGCCGGCGTAGTTGATGCCGATGACCGGCCAGCCTCCGGTCGACAGGTTGTCGATCACGCCGTGGCCCCAGTGGCCAGTATCGTCGATCAGCGCCAGCTCGCAGCCCTGCCAGCGCTTCATGCACAGCATCGTGCGCGCCGCTATCTCCGTCGTCTTGAGGTTGCGCAGCACGACCGGCCAGAAGCTCGCCAGGCCCTGACGCGGAAAGATGACCGTGCGATCGTCGCCGAACCGGGCGACGTCGACGCCCAGGCGCTTCTGAGCCCAGTCGTAGGCGTCCTTGCGCAAGTGCCGGCGCATCGCCGCGCTGACGTCCTCGATACCCAGGAGCGCGTTGATCGACGACGGCGGGAATTGTCCCAGGACGTTGACCATAACCCAGGGGTTCTCGCGGCCGTAGCTGGCGATCTGCTCGCGCGCCCACACCGGATCGATCCTGGTCGAGCGGTCGGCGCGGTCGGGGTCGCCGGTTATCTCGACCAGCTCCCAGAGGTGACGGTCGATCGTGCATGCCCTGTGCAGCGGGCCAGTCGTGTGCGTGGGATTGCCCGACTGGATGACCTTGGCCTCGGTTCCCAGGTTGGCCAGGACGGCGTCGGCGGCGACCATGACGCCTTGCGGGATGCCGCCGGATTCGTCCAGCACGAACATGACATGGTCAGCGTGAAAGCCGGCCAGGGCGTTGGCCTGCGCGTCGGCCGTGCCTGTCTTCGGCCAGGCGCGCTTTTCGGCGAACCAGTTTGAGCCTTCGACGCCTCGCCGGCTGACGCGGGTTGACGTCCAGACAAAGCTCGCGGTGATGAAGCTGCTACGCCCCATCCACTTCGACAGCTCCGGCCAGAGGTTCGCGTCGATGTTGCCCTCGGTGACGGACGTGCAACCGACTTTCGACTGCCAGCGCGTCGCCAGGAACCAGAGAATGATCCACGCCAGGACGGCGGTCTTCCCTGGTCCTTTGCACGCCTTGAACGCCAGCCGGCGAGTCTCGCGCTTCACGACTAGGCGCAGCGCTCGAAGCTGCCAGGGGTCTGGCTCGACGCCAAAGCACTCGCGCACAAAGGCGACCGCGTCGTCATGCCAGCGGGCGATCGTCGCGTTGAGGAACTCCCTGGGCGCCTGACTCATATCGACACACGTCGACCAGGTCCGGCCGGTTCCCGCCCGTGAGCACTTCGCATTTTCGCTAAGGATTTCACTCGGTGTCCCGTTCTGGCTCGGGCGCCTTCCCGTGCTTGGCCTGGTCCGCCTTGATGGCTTCGGCCAGGGCGTCGAGCCCGCCGGCTATCGACTTCACTGCGCCGAGCTGCTCGGCGATCAATCGCCTGGCGGCCTGGCTGTCATTCAGTTGCACCGATAGCCCGAACGGTCCTGGCTTGATGGCGCGCACGCTCCTGGCGGCGTGGTCCGGCCAGAGGTGAATCGGTAGCAGCTCGCCCTTCTCGTCGACCAGGTCCCTGATGTCCGCCCTGGCGTCGCCGGCCAGCAAGCTCATGGCCTCGTCGGCTGACATCTGCAGCCGTTGCCAGCGCTCGGCGCGCATCGCGTTCAATTTCTCGGCGACCTTGGGGTTTCTCAAGGTCCGGCATGCTTCTGATGCCGCTGTCAGGATGGTGACGCCAGGGTGAGCGGCCAGGTAGGCGCGCGTGCCGTTGCCGCCGTTGTTGTGATACTCGCAGATAAACGCCTCCATGGCCGGCGTCAGGGCGTCAGGGTCTACCTGGACGCGACGACCAGCACCAGGGATGCGCGGCGCCTTGCGCTTCGCCAATGGTCAGCAGCCCAGGCGGCGGAACCCGTGGCCGGTCAGGAACAGCACCAGGACGATGACCAGGAGCAGCACCAGGACGCTGCCAGGGGTCGCGTAGGCGGGCGGGCTGTAAACGCCCTGCCAGCCGGCGAGGATGAGCACCAGGACGACGATCAGGATGATGGTGAGGGGGTCCATGGCCGGCCATTGTAGCGCGGCGGTAGGATTCCCGCTGACGGGAAAAGAAAACGGCCGGCCTGGGGGGTGAGCCCTGGCCGGCCGTTTGTCGTCGCCTGGTGGGTCGCGGGAGTCTACGCGGCCACCAGCTTCGACCAGTCGCGCTCCTGCAGGGCGATGACCTTGCCCCCGGCGCGCTCCAGCACGGTCGCGTATTCGTAGTCGGCGGCGTCGTTTGCCATGCGGGTGATCGCCGAGCTGAGCCCCCACTGCGTCAGGTCGCCGCCGCCTGCGAGGTGGGTCAGGATGCCGCCCGCGCTGGCCGGCGGC